GTCGTGATATTACCGAAGGTCGTGCAACGCGAGCTATTGCTGTTGACGTAGGTGTAGTTGCTACATCTGCTATCTGGCAAAACACTGATGTGGCATATGATACCGCTCTTGGCGGTATGCCATTTATCTACGCAATCAATGACGCACGCCCTTATATCCGACAGACTGCACCATTTCGTAAGGAACAGTTTGACAATCAGACTGAACCAGGTGAGCAATCACTAACTGGTTGGTGGATTCGTAGCCAGCAAAGCTTTCATGGCGGGGACGGTATAACATTCTATGACCCAGCAAACACTACATCTAACTCACCTGACCACTATCGCTTTGCCGATAGCAGAGGTATAGATGTATGGACACAGGGCGAAGTAACACTACTAAATGATGTAACTAATACACATCCCACTACTGGTGCAGTTGTAGGTACAGACCATCAACATGTTAATCAACATGCACGCTCTATTCAATGGTCTGGGGTTGATGGTATACTACTACATGATGAGTTCGATGTAGATAAAATCTATCAAGCAATTACTATATCAATAACTAATAAAGCTTTGACTACCAATGTAGCAACTCTTACAACATCAGTAGCGCATGGACTATCTGTTGGTATGACTATTACAATTACAGATGTAGATGCAACATTTAATGGCACTTACCGCATTACAACCGTGCCTACAACAACCACATTTACATACGCTAAGGTTGCATCTAACGTAACTTCAACTGCAGTATCACCAGTTGGCACTGGTGTAACTGACTCAGTAATTCACTTTATTGACTACACTTCTGGCACCGACCGTAAAGTATTTGCTATTTGCGATGATGGAGTCAATGCTTATTGGATTACAAACAAAACAGCAGGTGGAGCACAACGCCTTACTATGTTTAAAAAGCCATTAACTGGTGACTCAACTACTGGCTCATCCAATCCATCTGCTACGGGTGATGTAACCCAGATGTTCCAAAGTGGAGATGAAGAAATATTCTATGCTGCTATGGAGTTTATTAAAGACCGTATTGTTTTATGTGTAAATAATAAAGTATATGAGTTCCCAGTAAATACAGATGCAATAGGTGATGGAACACTTGTATATACAAATCAAAACACCAACTATCATTATACATCTATTGCTGCATCTGGTCCTGCTATCTATACTGCTGGTCATTCAGGTATCTATTCAACCATTCAGAAGTACACGCTGTCCACTGCTGGCGTAATGCCAACATTGACATCTGCTGTAGTTGCAGCAGAACTACCTGCTGGTGAGATTGTTGAAAAGTTATACTACTACCTAGGCTACATGTGCATTGGAACCAACAAGGGCATACGTGTTGCAACTGTATCAGACCAAGATGGTTCTATTAACTACGGCCCACTTATCCTAGAAACATCACAGCCAGTCTACGACTTTGCTGGTAGAGATAGATTTGTATGGGCTGCAACGGGAGTCGGAGAACTAGATGGTGGACTTACTCGCATCGACCTTGGCTTAGAGATAAGCCCGCTACGTTTTGCTTATGCAAACGATGTGTATGTTTCACAGACAGCCGAGCATTATACAACAGCATGTGCATTTATTGGCACAACCAATCGTATCGCTTTCGCAACTGCTTATGAAGTAACTGATGGTGCTATCTATCTTGAGTCAACAAACCTATACCCATCAGGTTATCTAACAACAGGTTACATCAGATACAATACGCTAGAACCTAAGAACTTCAAGCGTCTTGTGGCACGTGGTGATTTTGAGTTTGGGTCTATGACCCTTGAAACAGTTACTGCTGATGGCACTGAGTACGACGTGGTTGCATACGATGCATCCGTCCCACCAATTGAAGTAACTACATCTAACCCACAAGAAGCACAGGAGTACCTGGCTTACAAGTTTATTCTATATCGTGATGGTACTGATGCTACCAAGGGACCAATCATGGAAGGCTATCAGGCGAAAGCGACTATCGCTACACCTCGCCAGCGAGTAATGAGATTCCCCGTCTATTGTTATGACGTGGAGACAGACCGATACAATGTACAGGTTGGTTATGAAGGCAGAGCCTTCGATAGAATTGCCCAGCTAGAATCCATTGAAGAAAATGGTGACGTTGTAACATGGCAAGACTTAACCACAGGTGAGTCACGTCAGGCTGTCATTGAACAAATCTCTTTCACCCGCCTCACACCTCCAGACCGTGGCTTCACAGGTTATGGTGGTGTCATTGATATCACGATTAGGACAGTCTAATGCAAGCACAAGACTACGCAACGGTAGCCGTTGCAGTATTAACAATTATGGGTGGCTTTGTTGGTGCAGTTAAGTGGCTAGTCAAGCACTACCTCAACGAACTCAAGCCTAACTCAGGCTCAAGCCTCAAAGATTCTGTCACAAGATTGGAACAAAAGGTTGAGATTTTGTATCAACTATTTGTCCAAGAGGGAAAGAGATGACTAATGAAGCCTGTTGCCAAGAAAGCCACACCTGCCGCTATTGCTGTCCTTCGACAAGCCACAAAGATTTCGCCATCTCGTACGAAAGCATCCGATGGACTTCTGCCATCGAAAGCACATCAGGCACAGAACCCCAATTCAGACCATAACACAGGTCTTGCTGTTGATTTAACTCATGACCCTGCACGCAACATCGACTGCCATGAAATCTATGATGAGTTAAAGAAGGACAAGCGTGTCAAGTATCTAATCTTCAAGGGTCAGATATGGATGCCAGGTAGAGGCGACAAGCCGTACACTGGTAGCAATCCACACAACAAGCATTTACATATATCAATCAAGGATAACTGTGGGAACGATGAATCACCATGGTTCCCATGGTTAGACAAGCCAGTGTTTAAGACTGCTGACCAAGCCAGGTTAGCGGCATCAAGACTAAAGCCCCTACCAAAAAAGAAAGAGAACAAATGAAAGAACTAATCAAGAAGTTTTTCGGACCTAAAGAAGTAGCTGCTATCAAGTCCTATCTACGTGCCGTCCTTGCATCAGCCGTGACTATGGGGTTAGCCCTTGTTATGGACATGCAGCCTGAGCATGCTATCCTAATCGGTGCAGTGACAGCTCCACTGGCTAAATGGGCAGATAAGACTGAGACTGAATACGGACTAGGCTCCGAAGAGTAGCCATTTAAGGGCCCTAGCAGGCCCATAGACACAAGAAACCCCCCTTCCTAAGGTAATCACCCTAGGTTGGGGGGTCTTTTGTCGTTTCTAAATGCTACTTGATGTCGTCATCGTCGGCTTCGAAGTCCTCAAGTAGGTCACCCATGGCCTTCAAGTCCTGCTTGAATCGGTACTGTCTGTATCGCTCAATCAGTTCTAGGTATACATCACGTACTGCTACTGCTAACAATACTCCAAAGAAAACTTCTAACATAGTATCTCCTATAGTATAATATATATTATTATATATAATATATGGGAGCCCTTAAAGGCTCCCTTATATAGTATATATATTTAATTATACACACAGAATCTGACCGTGTAAGTAAGCGACTCAAGTATGCCTATTGGCACTGATGCCTGAGTGTGTTATAGTTATCTCATGATACAACTTGGAGATTACGAACTTCCTGAACATGTGAGTTACTCAGCGTTCAGTACATACATTGACTGTGGATATCAGTACTACCTTGGGCGATTGCTTCAAGTACCTGAGGAACCATCAGTCTGGTCAGTGGGGGGTTCTGCCTTCCATACAGCTACAGAATTGTGGGACTTAGAACATGCTGAATAGTGAACTATGGGCGAAAGCCTGGGCACAAGAGGCTGAGGGCAAGGACCTGACCAATGCTCGTGTTGGTGGTCGTGCTACTAAGGCTAACCCAAACAAAGAAGATGTTACTTTCTGGCAATCGACTGGACCTCAATGGGTCCAAGCATATATCGATTGGCGTAAGGCTAACCCTGACTGGAAATTGTGGAAGACACCACAAGGTGCACCAGCAGTTGAGTTAGCGATGCTACCTGAATTTGCTGGCGTGCCAGTCAAGATGATTCTTGACAGGGTGTTTGAAGTCAATGGCGAACTGGTTATCGTCGACTTAAAAACCTCTCAGCAAACACCAACCAATACACTACAACTTGGGTTCTACAAGGTCGGATTACTAAAGACCTTTGGTATCGATGTTAAGTGGGGGACCTATTGGATGGCACGTCAGCACGGTGTGTCACCTCTTGTTAGCCTCGAGCAGTACACAGAGGATAAACTTGAGTACCTTGTTGCAGGTTTTGACAAGGCTCGTAAAGCTAAAATCTTTTTACCGAACACAAACAACTGCCAATATAAATGCGGATTGACAGCACACTGTCAGTTCTCAACGAAGATAGGATAACAAATGGAAGAATGGAAACTGCAAGTATCATACAAGACACCTGCTGGTGACATGATTAACGTCCGTGCTAATACCGCTGACGAACTAAGCGTGTTGCTTGAAGGTGTTGGCGACTACTCAACACAAGTTGCAGCAGTGCAACGATTGGTTGTTGGTGCTTACAATGCTGCCCCTTTGGGGACCACGCCTTCAACTCAAGGCACATCGCAATCCACTTACTCCGCTCCCAGCCAGGGGCAGGGTCCGTCACTTACACCTCCACCAAGCGCAATAACACCAACGGGACAAGCGAGCCCGACGTGCGTGCACGGGGCGAGAATCTTCCGACAGGGAGTGAGCAAAGCGAGTGGGAAGCCTTACGCTTTCTGGGCATGCCCAACCCCACAGGGGACTCCAGACCAGTGCAAGCCAGTAAACTAAAACGTTAATGAAGGAACGCAGCTACCGACGCACACCACGTAAGTGGCTGCGTTCTTTCTATAAAGAAGGGAATGAATCAGGATGCGTACACTTGTCCGCTCAGTTGGTCGTTCCAGTATCGGTGGAGAACCGCTCCCTAGTTGCTTTAAGGCATTCGAAAGTAACAAGATTATCATTAGGCGCTCTGAGGTTTCGATGTTCGCAGCCGCACCTGGAGTCGGAAAGTCCACACTAGCACTGGCACTTGCACTTAAGATGAAGGTGCCAACACTTTACATCTCAGCAGATACCAACGCACACACAATGGCTATGCGATTAGCCTCAATGATTTCAGGTAAGTCACAGACAGACGTTGAAGCATTGATGAATACAGACCATGGTTGGACCAAGGCAACACTTGCTAAAGGTGCACACATTGTTTGGTCATTCGAATCAGCACCGACACTTCAAGATATTGATGAAGAGGTGCAAGCATTCGAAGAACTATGGGGTTGCCCACCAACTTTAATTATAGTAGATAACTTAATGGATGTAGCCACCGATGGTGGTGAAGAGTTTGCATCTATGCGTGCAATCATGAAGGAGTTGAAGTATCTTGCGAGAGCGACTAACGCTGCAGTGGTTGTACTACACCACACTTCGGAGGCTGTCCAAGGTAGCCCGTGTCAACCACGCTCCGCTATTCAGGGCAAGGTTGCTCAACTACCTGCTCTTATATGCACCTTGGGCGTTGTTGGCACTTCTATGGGTGTTGCACCTGTTAAGAATAGATACGGTAGAGCTGACGCAGGGGGAGGACTCATGACATGGGTTGCTTTCAATCCTGAGTACATGTTTATAGATGATATACCAGAGAATGTTTAAGGAGAATATAATGAAGATTAAATTTGATAGCCATAACGGACCAATGCAGAGTTACAAAGATATACTAAAAGAATTATTCTATATTGGCAAGTATGAATGGGATGAAGCGGATTACGGAGTTACTATTACTTTGTTCGGACAAAGTTGGAACTGGTTAATTT